TTATATTCCGTCAAGTGTCACTTATAAAGATTGGAAAAAGCAATTTATAAAATAACCTTTGGTGTAGTATTGTAACAAACACCTTTTAATGATATAATTATATTATGAAAGGCTGGTGATTTTATGATTGTTAATTGTGATTATTGTGATGCTGAATTTAATATTAAACCTTCTCAACTTAAAAGGTCTAAGAATAATTTTTGTTCTAAAGAATGTCATAATTCTTTCAGACACGAAAACAACGTGAAAGAAATGAGTGTGAAAGTTGGTGAAGATTTTAAAATTTGGATTGAAAGAAAATATTTGACCGAAATGTTAAGTATAAGAAAAATTTCTAAAATCTTATATGGTAATGAAAAACACATGAGTTCTGTTAGAAATTGGTTGAACAAATTTGATATTCCAATAAGATATGGTTCAGAAGCAATTAAAACGCAATGGATTGATTCAGAAGAAAGAAGGGAAATTTCAAGAAATTTAGCCAATAAAAACTTACAACAAGAATCTGTTAGAAAAAGAATCAAGAATATTCAACAAACTGAAGAATACAGGTTAAAACAACGCATATCTAAAAGTGGAAGTAAAAATGGAATGTTTGGTGTTATCGGTGAAGAACATCCAAGGTGGGATGAATCAAGAACGCATGAACAGAGAACAGAAGAAAGAAAAACATTTGAATATTCACAATGGCGAACTTCTGTATTTGAAAGGGATGATTGGAAATGTAAAGTGTGTAATGACGATAAGGGTGGGAACCTTACTGCACATCACTTGAATTCATATGATGAATTTGAGAATGAAAGATACTTAATTGACAATGGGGTTACTTTATGCGATAAGTGGCATAAAAGTTTTCATTCAAAGTTTGGTTATGGTAAGAATACAAGAGAACAATTTGAATCATTTCTTAAAGAAGCATCCACAAAATAGTGGGTGCTTTTTTCAAGCAAAATCAAGGGGTACAAACATATTAAGACCCTTTGAAAAACCTTTATATGGGCATTATATGAGGTCAAAAATGAACCCAAAGGGGTGATTGGTAGTAGTTTCTTTCAGTGAACTGGATTTTTTTGATATATCGTCACTTTGGTATTTCGGACGAAAACTGAAAAGACAAATGATACTGGACTGAACCAGGTAAAAAATGAATTTGAAAGGATGGTCAAAACAATGAAAAAAGAAGATTTGGTGAAATTAGGACTTGATGAAGAACTGGCAAAGAAGGTTGCTGATGCATCTGCGGAAGAACTGAAAGGCTTTATCCCAAAGGCAAGGTTTGATGAAGTCAACACTGAAAAGAAGAACCTTGAAACCGCAAAGGCAACATTGGAAGGTCAGCTTGAACAGCTTAAAAATTCCACTGGTGATGTGGAATCCATGAAGAAGCAGATTGAAACCCTTCAAGCTGAAAACAAGAAGAAGGATGAAACACATGCTGCTGAAATAAAACAGTTGAAGCTTGACACTGCAATTGCTGCTGCCCTTACGGATGCGAAAGCAAAGAATGCAAAGGCAGTCAAAGCACTGCTTGACCTGGAAAATGCAGAATTGCTTGATGATGGAACAGTCAAAGGTTTGGTTGACCAAATCAAGAAGCTGCAAAGTTCAGAGGATTCCAAGTTCCTGTTTGACACCGAAAAGAAGAAGCAGACAATCAAGGGCGCAAAGCCTGGTGAATCAGGCAATGATGACGATAATGACAGCATGACCCTTGACAAGTTCCTTAAATTAAGCACAGAAGAACAAATCCAGTTCAAAAACGATAATGAGAACTGGAAAGAACTATTAAATTTTGAAAGGTAGGTAAACAATTATGGCAACTTATTTGAATTTCCCCTTTGACCCTGAACTTTTCCTGCTCAATTGGCAGAATGAAAAAGACCCCACATTGACAGCTTTGCTTGAAAGTGGTGCTGTTCAGGCGAATGACAGAATTAAACAGCTTATTTCCAACGGTTCAGATTATTACACCATCCCCTTCTATTCGGTGATTGGTGGAACACCTGACAACTATGACGGTGATGCAGACATTTCAACCGAAGAAGTAACAGGTAAATCCCAAAGCGGTATTGTTTACGGTAGGGCAAAAGGTTGGAAGGACAGAGATTTCATTCGTGACTTCAACAGCGGTGCTGACCCCATGAAGCAAATCACTTCACAGGTGGCAAGATACTGGGCGAAGTACAGACAGAAGGTCATCCTTGCAATCCTGAACGGTATCTTCAACATTGCTGATGACGGTGATTCCGTTTGGGATGAATGGCAGAACCACACTTTCAGCATTGCAACTGCAACTGGCACTGTTGGAACAAGCAACAAGGTTGGTGCAACCACAGCAGGTGATGCTGTTCAGAAGGCTGTTGGTGATGCTTTCAATGAATTCAGCCTTGCAATCATGCACAGTAAGGTTGCAAATGGACTGGCAGGACTTGAACTTCTTGAATACCGCAAGTACACAGACCTCATGGGTGTTCAAAGACAGTTAAGACTTGCAGATTACAATGGTCTGACTGTTCTGATTGATGATGGTGTTCCTGTTGCTGACAGTGCAAGTGCATCAGGTGCAAAAGAATACACCACTTACCTGTTTGGTAACGGTGCAATTCAGTATGCCCCTGCCCCTGTGGACACACCTGTTGAAATCGCAAGAGAAGCAAAGAAGGATGGCGGTTACAATGAACTTATCACAAGAATTCGTGAAACCTATCATCCGAATGGGTTCACTTTCGTGAAACCGAATCCTTATACTGCATCCCCTACTGATGCACAGCTTGGTGCAGGTGCAAGTGGTTCTTCCAACTGGATAATTGCAGGAAATCCGAAGAACATTGCAATTGCAAGAATCATTTCCAATGATTAATGAAAAGCTGTCAAATTCAGTGAAAGGGGGTTGTAGTGATGTTCATTGTTATTGAAAATCGTGTTTATGCTTCTGCAAAGAATGCATCAAACAAATATCCGCTTGTGTCAATCAGCGTGGATGCAAACGGTGTGGTTACCATAACAGATGAAGGTGAAGGAATTGCAACCCTTCCTGCAATGTACAAGAAAATGACCCTTGAAGAAGTCATTGCAACATTCAGCATTACCGCTGATGTTGACGGTGGTTATAAACCATTCGTTGACCTTGACGGTTATGACCCTGTGACAATATACCTGGATGAATCAAACAAAGTGGTGACAATCACTGCTGCAAATCCAAGTGCAGGTGTGTTCACAGGAACATCAAGCAATACTGATGTTGCAACTGTAACGAATTCAAACGGTGCATTCACCATTGTTCCTGTTGCGGAAGGTGTTTGTGACATAACAGTGAAGTTTGAGCCGACAGACACAGATTTTGCTGACACCTATTGCAAAATACCTGTTACGGTAGCAAAAAGAAAAGTTGTGCTTGAACAGCAGCGTGATATTCAGATGGTTAAGTCCACAAGTTCACCTGATGTTTCAAGCACTGTAACGGTTAAAATCAAAGCAAATGTTGCTGCACCAACAGTGACTGCTGTTTCATCTGATGAAGATAATGTTGCGGTTTCGGTAACTGACCAAACAATCACCATCACAGCAGCGGATGACAAAACAGGTGAAGCAACAATCAAGGTTTATGGTACAAAGGCAAATGCAGATGACAGTGATGACATGGAATTCAAAGTCCATGTGTATGCAAATGCTTCTGCTGCTGCAACTGCACCTGATGCCTTTGACATTGATGCAGATGAAGAAATGGAACTGACCTGGACACTTCCCACTGGTGGAACGATTGTTGAAGCAACTTCTTCTGATGACACCCACATTCAGATTGTTGGTATCACAGCAAAGAACAAGGTGAAAGTCAAAGCAGTTGGTGGAAACGGTGACCAGGCAACAATCACTGCTTATTATCAGCAGCGTGGAAAAGGACAGGTTGCAAGCACAGTTGTTGGAACTGTACAGGCAGAATAATGAAAGGGGTGATAACCAATGGCTGATATATCTGACAGACTGGAAGCTTTAATTCAGACCATACAGAATGTATCAAGCCTTGGTGCATCCTTTGTTTATGATGTTGGGAAGCTGCTTGAATCATTCGGTTATGAAATGCAGGATGGTGATGATTGGCTTCTTGGCTTCTGTATTCAGAAGGTAGAAAACAACATCAGAAATGAATGCAATGTTTCAAGTATTCCAAGCGGTTTGAAAAAGGTTGCTTCACAGATGGTTGTGGGTGAATTTTTATTTGCAAAGAAAGGGATTGGACAGTTACAGGGTTTGAATATCAACATTGATGCAGCAATTAAGCAAATTCAGGAAGGTGACACCAATGTGACCTTTGCCTTTGGCAATGGAAGCATGACACCTGAACAAAGACTGGATTCACTGATTGCTTATTTGATGGTAAGCGATAAAAATCAATTTGTCCGATACAGGCGGTTGAAATGGTAAGGCAAGCAATTGAAAGCCTGTATAAAGATAAATGTTCCATTGTGGAATACAGGTCTTACAAGAAAGCAAACAAATCTACTGGACAAAAAGAATTTACCGTACTTGAAAATCAACCCTGTAAATTGTCCTTTTCCACTATCAAGAGCAACACAGAAACCGCAAGTGCTGAAATGGTGAATCAGGTGGTGAAGCTATTCGTTGCCCCTGAAATTGTGATAAAACCAGGTTCAAAAATAATCGTTGAACATGAAGGCAGGACAACTGCATATAAGAACAGCGGTGAACCTGGGATATACCCTTCACACCAAGAAGTGATGCTTGAACTGTTTGATGGGTGGTCATAATGGGCAGAAATGTGAAAATTGACACCAAAGGACTTGAACAGTTCAGGGATAAGATGCAACAATTGAGTGATGAACAAGTTCACACCTTCATTGCTTCATGTGCCAAAGAACTTGCTGCAAGACTACTGGCAAAAGTCATCAAAAGGACACCTGTTGGTGAATATGGCAAGTCCATCATGCGTGATGAATCGGGTGAAGCTATCCGATTGAAAAGCGGAAAGAACAAGGGCAAGGTCAAGAAGCAGGTGGTCAAAAAGGGTGGTACATTAAGAAGGGGTTGGACAGCGAAAACCGAAGCAGAAGCCGAAAGTGGCACAGGCAGGGGTGCTGATGCAGTTGCATATGCAAATTCACTTGCTATAAAGAAATTGGGCAGTGATTATGTAATTGAGGTCATCAACCCTGTTCATTATGCATCCTATGTTGAATTTGGTCACAGAACTGCTAACCACAAGGGTTGGGTTGAAGGAAAATTCATGCTGACTATTTCAGAACAAGAACTTGAAGCTGATGCACCAAAGGTGATTGAAAACAAGTTGATTAAGTACCTGGGGGAATGCTTCAAATGATAAACAAAATTATTGATGGTATATGTGAAAAATTAAATGAATCATTCGGTGATGGGTATGAAATTTACACTGAATTGAAGAACCAGGGTTTGAAAGAACCCTGTTTTTCTGTCATGTGCGTGAACCCCATCAACAATCAGGTGTTGGGTAACCGTTATTTCAGAAACAACTTGTTTTCCATTCTGTACTTCCCTTCATCCAAAGAACCAAAGGCTGAATGTAATGCGGTTCTTGAAAGCTTATACCTTGCACTGGAAACAATCACAGTTAAAGAAACACTTCCTGATGAAACAGTCAAGGAAAGCCTTGTAAGGGGAACGAACATGCGTGGTGAATTGGTTGATGATGTTCTGAACTTCCTTGTGAACTTTAACATGTTTGTTTATAAGGTTGAGGATGCAGACCTGATGGAAGAAGTGGTTCAGA